CCGCCCCCGTTGATCGGGAACGGAGGGCCGCTCAGTGTGCTACTTGGATCAGGAAACTACGGCGTCAGCGAACACGCCGAGTGAGGCACCCACCAACTTGTTGTCGAGCGCGATCTGCGACTCAACACGGTCAGCGCCAAGGTGCTCCATGCGGAACTGCTTGGTTCCGATGTTCTCGCCAAGGCCGTCCGAAACGCCGGTCCACGCGAACGTGTACCCAGCAGCCGGAACCTCGATGCCGGGAGCATCCGGGGTGTGAACGAGCAGCGCCTTCTTACCGATGACGAGTTCGTTCGTTGCAGGCTGACCGCGCTTCGCAGTGTTGCGGATCGCACGACCAACAACGATGCGTTCGAGGTCGAGGAGGTCCGCGATTGCTTCCAGCGAAACCTTCGCGCCGCCACTGGTGTACTTGTAGCGGTCGATGATGTCCGGGTGGTTCTTCAGCGCGGTCCAGATCGGCTTACCGATCGCGAGGACGTTTGCGTCAAAGCCAGCAGCCGAGACTGCTTCCTTCCAACGTTCGAGGTCAGCGATCGGGTCCGAACCATCCTTATCCCACTGGATGAACTCGTCGGTCGAGGGCGTTGCAGCCTTGCCCTCTTCGTCAAGACCCCAGATACCCGCCGACATGAAGTCGTTCGCGAACAGGACCTCTTGGCGAAGGCGCATCTTGTTCACGAGGAACTTGGTGGCCGACTGGAACGGGGTTCCGGGAACGTCGCGGTAGTTGCTCTGCAACTGGTCGCCAACGTCCTTGTGGAGCGCGAACACTGTCGCGTTGTATGCGTCGTCCGAGAGGACAAACGAGTCACCGGCAGACTCCGTGGCGTCGGCTCGACGCTCAGCGGTATCGCGGTTCAGGTTCTCGTCGTCAAGGACGTAGTACTGACCGGACTGGACCTCGACGGGCACAGTGGGGAACACCTTGTCGGCAATGAAGCCTTTGGAGTCTTGCCACGTAGCGACCGAGAGGTTGCTCAGTACTGGATCAATGGGGACCGTGCTTGCCATTATCTTTTTCTCCTAGTTTCCGTGCCCGGCCCTAAGCGGCCCGGCCCCCGATGGTGAGCAGTACACTCACGAAGTCGCCCGAGACGCCCGCTTCGAGTGCCTGACCAACGATGTACTGAGTGATGTCGGTGCCAGCCGCGATCGACTTGCCCTTACCTGTGGTCACGGTGGTGCCCACGAGAGCGCCCTCCGCGATGGTGCCGCCAACGTTGACGGTTGCGACTCCGGCGGTCACGACGGGGACAGTTTCCCCGGCCTTCGCGCTGTCGCGGGTTACTCCGAGGATGCGATCAGTGACCGTGCCCGCGATAGCAGCCTTACCTGAAGCAATCTTGACAATGACTCCTTCAGCGATGTCGGTTGCCGCTTCAACGCTAAGCACCGTCTGGTTCCATTCCTTTGCGCTGACCATCAGCGAACCTCCTCTGTGACTGCTGCGGCCAGTTCCGGCTCAGCACTGTAAACGGCAACACGGGCCTTCTGGATCGTGTCGTACTCGCCCTTTTCGACGAGAGCCTTCGCGAGTTCATTCACTCGCTCGGATGCGTTAGCTGCGGACTTCTCCGACTTGGCTGACGTACCCAGTTCGTCAAGGATGGGAGCGCCGTCGAGTTGCGCGTTAGCGGACGTCAGCATCCCCTTCAGCGTCTCCGCCAGAGCGGGGTCGAGGATTTCAGCCCGGCGTACAGCCTTGACCGTTTCGTCCGGCAGTCCGAGGTTCGGCCACGTCGACTTCGCGAGAGCAACAGCCTCGTTGTCGAGTCGCAGGTCGCGTTCCTTGGCGAACTCTTCACGAGCCTTCGCCAGTTCGACACGCTGCGCTTCGATCGCCTTCACGACGGCTTCAGGTGCGTTCTTCATGACGTCAGCCGAGAGAGCCAACTCTTCCTGTGAAGCAGTGGCCAACGCGGGGTCCGCTGCGGGAGCGCCCTCAGTGCTGGCGTCATCACTCGACGGAGTATCTTCGTCGGTCTTTTCGGCGTACGCACGAAGAGACTTCCAGCCCTCCGCGATCTGGTCGAGGATCGGCTGAAGCGCCTTATCCACGGCCTTACTGATGTCCTCTGTCGTGATGACAGGAGGGGCTGACTTATCCAATGGATTCTCCTTCTTTCCGAACGCCGACATCACGGCTTTCGCTTGGTTACGGTCTGCGGCCTTCATCACAAGGAATCCCTCGTGTAGATGGGCCGGGTGATCCACACCGCTCGTTTCCAGAACAGTGAGTTTAGTCATCTTGCCGGTCATAGCCGCCTCCTTCAGCGCCAACGGTACGGCGCTCTCGATGACGGTCGCAATTCGACACGCCAAGTCTCATATCATGCTCGGTGCTGGAAGGTCGACCAGATACGACGACCCACCGATCGAATAGCCGGTAATCTCTCCGGCCAGAACCATAGGCCACGCCCACTGCTCCCAGACAACACCCATCAGCACGGTGCCTGCCGGATAGATGTGCTCAGCGACGTTTCCGTTCGGGTCGATCACGGGAAGAGTCATCGGCCAAGGGAGCGTCATCACCTCGACCCACTCACCCGCTTGCGTGTCTGGCTGGTGCTGAAGGTGGATCGAGCGATACCCCGAACGCACGTACGCCCACAACGATCCCTGCAACTCCTCCGGGTCGGTCCAGTCTCCGTGAGCGTCGACTTCATTCGGGATGTACCACGGGCCAAGGGTGAAGCGCTTGGCCTCCTCGACTGTCGACTTCACGAACGGCACGAATCCGCGTGAGCGCCAGACGTCCGGGTTCGACTCGTACTCTGCATCCTCGAACTTGCGGTAAGCATCCCAGTTGTCGGCAAACTCGACATCGAATCGGGTGCCAGCGATTGCGACCGTGATCGAGTGCAGCATGAAGGGGGCCGAGCGACCCACTGTGACTGCCGGGGCCTCTTCGCCTTCGTCCAAGTATGCGAGGGTCATGTGAGGCACGTACTCGCCGTGATCCTGTCGGACCTCAATACCGGCGTCGGCCAGAGCCTTGATCAGACTCTCGCGGAACTCTGCCAGCCCTTCGATGTGCGGAACCGCGAACCAGACAGTCCCGTCCTCATTCTCGAAAGTGCCCGTGCCGTCAAGAACTCCGAACGGGGCCGGTGTCGCTGAAGCAACCTCCGCAACCACGCCGGTCAGGATTCGAGTCTGCTCAGTCGTCAAGTCATCGACGTCACCCAGATACCCGACGGTGACGTGCAGGTCAGTCTCTCCGCCGTCAACCTTGTAGTTGTACGCGAGGTCATCGTTCAGGAACCACCCGACCATCACACCCGTCTCCGGCTCGACTCGGATGTCGAGGTCGTCCATCGTGATCTGGACAGTCTCCCACCCCGCCTCGACTGCTTCAGCGAGGGCAGCGGCCAGCGCCTCAACTGCGGACATGACGTCTTGCTCTGGCACTTCATCCCACTGGGGGGTGTCGGCCTGCCATGACTCCACAAGCGCGATTGCTTTCTTGGTCGGCATGACCTTGGGCGTGATTTGCATTATTTCCTCCTGAACTTGAGAATACTGTCCCACGCTTCGTCGTGGGCTGATTTGGACATGCGACCGTGAAGATATTCCCGGCTTATTTGAGCCAACCGAATTGACTGGCTGATCGAGGGGCTGAACGTGTACGTCCCGTCGCGGTGTAGGCGCTTCTCGACTCGCGGGGGAGGCAGGAAAGCGACAACGCAGCGACAATTCGGATGCACTGGCGGCATGAGCAGCCCGACCGAGAACTGTGCATCCCAGAGAGCAATCTCGCCTTCGAGGGGATCACAGATCGGGCACGGATCACCACCAGTAATCCACTCCTTGCGGGACTCCTTCGAGTCCAGCCCGGTTGCGATCGTGGAAGAGAACCCGGTGAAGCGGCCAGCGTTCGACGCCGACATCAACTCCGTGCGGGCGATGCCTTCAGCGCGAGCCCGCAACGATTTAGCGGCGGACTTCTCTGATGCTTTCCGCGCCAACGCTTCAGCCTTCAGCGCATCCTTGCCTTCAGCGACCAACCGCTCGAACGTTTTCGCGTAGACGTTCTTCGCTGTCTGAGCCTGCCTCCCCGTCAACGGAACAACGCGCTCGATCTGCTGCGCCAACGTCGCGGCGGTGTAGTCCCCTTGCAGGGCATCGACCACTAGACCGTTCACTGTGTCGCGAACCTGTTGCTGGACGTGGCTGATCAACGCCCCGGCTCGCTGCGCTGCATAGTTGATCGCTTGCGGCTCGATCAGGTCAAAGTGAAGAACCGCCTGTGCAGGGGTCAACGCTCCGGCCATAGTCAACGCTTGGCGAAGGTGCTCCCCGGCCAGACGATCCTGTTGCGCGCCGATCGCATTACGCACCGGGTCGAGGTCGATCGCCGCCATAGCAGCAGCCGCGTCACCCGACTCGATAGCACGACGGATCGACTCCGAGCGGGCAGACGCCGCCGTCGCCTGAAGCGATTCTTCGAGTTCCCGACCGAACTTCCCGGCCTCCCGCTCCACCACATCGTCAGCGGTAACGCGGGCCTTCTTCATCGTGCTCTTAGCACTCATAGTTACTCCGGGCTGACCACAGGATCGACAGGCCCAGCAACCGGCATGGTCGCGTCTGAGTCATCGAACAGTTCGACCGTTGCGGCGGGCAGATCAGCGAGGTCACGCATGTACGATTCGAGTCCAGTGTCAGCCGCGATCACTCCGGCGTCGACCATCTTCACAACGAAGTCTCCGAGGATCGTCAAGTCCTCCTCGACCACGTTGCCGTACGTGAGAGTCGGCATCCGGTCAGGCGACCACCCATTGAGTCGCATGAGTCGCGGGATCGCGTGCGAGTTGATGACTTCCTGAACTGACTTCGCGATCGAATCGACCACCAACTGCCACAGGCTGATCTTCGCCTTGCCCAGTGCGAACGAACCCACGCCCTCGTGCCCGAGCGTCAAGAAATCTTGCAACATCGACGTCGCTATGGCGGTGTTCCAACGCTGGATGATCCCGGTCGTGTCATAGATCGAGGGCAGCAGCCCGCCGTCGACCTCGTTGCGGCGGGCCTTCGTTACGAGGTCCCGGATGCGCGACAACTGAGTCGCGTGCTCTGGCTCGGTGAACCACTCCGCCGGGGCGTACGCCATAGGCATACCCGCGAGGTCGCGCTCGACACCAATTGCTTCAATCTCCTCAAAGCGCTTGCGGTAATACCACGGGCGGTACGCACTACGCAGCATCGACCGTCCTTCAGGTGATCCTTTGCGTTCGGCAGCGCGGAACAACAGTGCCCGTTCGATCGGGATGAAGATGCGGCCCTTGCCCCCACTGGGGTCGACCTGCCACATACCGTTCAGCCCGCCGTTCTTGTCGATGTCCCACTTGTCCAGCGTTTCCTGCGAACGGATCGAGAACTTGCGCCAGCCGATACGACCGTCGTTGAACTTGGAACGTGTGCGAGGGTCCGAGGTGCGGCCCTGTCGCGATTTGTAGACAACCTCGTGGAACGACCACCCGTACTGCAAGCACGAGAGAATTTCGGAGAGAGTCACATCCCACGACTCGCTCATGTCGTCAAGGCACTCCTGCACGAAGTCGGCTTGCGCCTGCTCTTGCTCCGTGGGGTCCTCCGGTGCGGTGATCTTCCAGTCGAGACGTGCAACGACTTCCCGCATAGCCAGCAGAGCGCCACCGATCAGGGGGTCGTTCTCTGCCATTTCGAGGTAGACCTTTTGGCCCATACGACCACGGAGTACCGGTAGGAACTCTTCGGTGATCTGCCCGCCGGTGTGCTTCAGCCCGGAGACGCCTAGTTCGGCAGTGACCTTCGTGGCCTTCGCGCCGAACTCGTCCTCGCCGGTGTCATCAACCACTGTGTCGCCCGCTGACCATTCGCGCAATGAGCGTCAAGGTTTGGTTCTCCGTGAAACCGGCGGCACGGTACGCGAGATACGACTCGTGCAGGCCGATTGCCGCTGTCATCAGCGGACTCGAATCTGCTTCGGATGAAGTTGCACCCTTTGGGGTGCTGTTTGGCTGGTCCATGCCACAAGACTACCGCCTCGAAACGCCACTGTCATCGTGCGATCAGCCCCTCCGCGTGTCGGATGCACCTACCAGTGTGCGCCCCTGTGACCTTCTCCCGCCACCGATCGCCAAACTGGTGTTGAGGGATAGCCCGGCCCGCGATCAAACCTGCACGGCACCGCCAAGCAGA